CTATCTGTTGGACATCGTTAAATATGGTTGGAAATATACTCTTAATCCACTCTGCAATGGGAGCATTTTTTCGCAAACAAGCATGTAAATAGACTTGTTGATATATGTATTCCATTGGCAAACGATAATCTAGCGTTTCCTTGGTTAGAATGTAGGTGATATAGGTTTGTAATTCTTCCAATTGATCGGTATTGATATAATCTTTACACGTATCTATAATTAGATGATCCATTTGTATTGTATTATATCCATGTAAAATTCTTAAGTATATATAGAGAAGATATCCTATGTGTCATCACATTGCTTTATGGATACTCGCGGTTACGCTACTTGCAATGAGCTTCTTATTCACAAAGATGATGGAGCCATTCGTAGGTGGGTCTCGTGTGGATTGCCCAACCCGTAACATGAGTTATGACCTTCGGGGAGAAGCCTATATGCCTCCACGGATAAATCATTTGGCTTGGATGAATACCGATATTCGGGCGCTACATCCAGAGGACTGTCCTGCAAGATATTTAACCTCTGACATAGGCATTTAAGATTAAAACGTGTCTTTATATGTAAGATGTTCTATTTTATAAATAATAGATGTGATTTTATACATGAATTAAATACTGAAATGTTTGAAGGGGGAATAATTATAAATGAGCGTGTGGGTTATTATTTTAAACGAATAATTATTTGTGGAAATATTGTATGCGTCAAAGTAATACAGAAATACGTTATAGCATTAAACTTTGACCGTATTACCACGATGATTTCAAATATTCACAGTTTATATATTCTATCACAAATGAATGATCCAAATATCTTACAACTTTATGCTATATACGAAGATAGTGACCATATTTATATCGTATTTGAAACACCTTTGTATGGCTTGAGTGAAAGAACTCCTTCATCTGAATCGGATATTGTCAATAACATTATCGTCCCTCTACTGGATACGATAAAGAATACTCAATACAATCAGTTTTTTATAAAATCTTTAAAATTATCAGATTTATATTATTCGACTGATAAAAAATGGAAAATTGGTTTGTATAATGACCGACTATTCTATGACAAAACAATTCAAGTATATAATGTTCCCTCAATATTATACGATATTGGAGCGATTGTATTTGAACTATTATCCAAGCATGCGCCTTATTCACATGAAGCAAGAATATTTATAGCGGACTGCACGCGGCATAATTTGGAATATATTATGAATCATGAATGGATACATACGAATAAACACTATATTCCAATAAGACATTCGTGTTCTTTACCTGAGTTTCCTGTATCATCCAGTTTTAGTTTGTCCAGACAAAACTCAACAATTACGGGTACATCTCCTCCAAATATACAAACAAAAATGACGGGGTTTAAAATGTTAAAGCAAATTTTTAAAAAAAAGTTATTAAATAGTATATGAGCAATCGCCACCCGACAACCGTATTATTTTCAAAAGTTAGAACCACTACGGGCCAGTAATAAAAACCAGATGGTTTGGCTTTCTATTGCGAAGGAATTTAAAATACACCTGATTGGCACCTATACAAACACCACGCGTAAGTTTGATTTTGCTTCTTCTAGGTTCATTTAACATACACTTTCTTATGTTCAGAGCCGACGACAATAAATTTACCTCCGCGCTGCCCTGTCTGTATTTTATGTGACTTACCTTGATATAGTGTATAGCCGCCCTGTTGGGGTCTTTGTAAGGATGCCATGAGGCGTATTTTTTCAATCACTTCGGATGGAATATATTTGGAACGAATGGACAAATGTAAATTAATGGCTCTTTTATTAATCTCGATAATTAAATATTGTTTCATATCTGCATCTAGTAACCTAAAAGGTGTATGATCTTCTCTATCTTTAATATTAATCGCTACAAGAGAACCTTCAAGGTTCATTATTTTTTGTAAATCAATGACACGATCTATTCTATTAAATACGATGTGTAAAGGTGTTTGTTTGGCCACATTTATTACTGTCCAAATGGTTGGCTCAAATTTAGAAGCCAACTTAACGATATCATCGTAGGATCTATGAAGGCATGCAATATGAAAAATGGTGTTTCCATCCGAATCCTGTTTAGGGGACGGATCTGTTTCAATATATTCCATTATTTTTTCAATATTTAGAGGATGAGATGGCATTCTCGCTGCAATATGAAGTAGTGTCGTATGCGGATCTGTATATTGCTTTAGTATATCAAGGATAGGGGCCTCATCTTGTTTAATTAAACGCACTTCTTTATTTAAAATATTTTTCGCATCATTCGGATGGCTATTTATAATAGATAAGATTGTATTCAATATATCTCTATTATTTGCAGTTCTTTTGGTGAGTGTGGTTGTTGTTCTAGAAGCGGGTGGCATACTATTAGTATAATAAGGAAAATAATTACTTGACTTTTTTCATTTTCAACGAGCTTGTCAAGGTTGGATAACTATCGCCATAACGGATATAGGAGAACGGGTCGTGACGTTCAATGTGAATCATGCGATTGGTGCATTCCCGCACAGAATCCATATGCGACATAAGGACAATACTATGATAGTGTCCATATTCTAGAATACTTTTCAATAGAACAGGGACTTTTTCAATATTGCTTGCATCACATGCCGTAAATCCTTCATCTATGAACAGATGCTTGAGCTGTTGGCCAATGGCTCCAATGCGAGTCAATGATAGACGGAAGGCGAGGGAGATAATAAAGTTCTGATAGCCGCTGGCTTTATCTAGGGTGGGTTCATTGCCACGGTCTTCAATCATATAAATGAATTGTTTCTTGTCATACAGCATCTTGAAACGGAATTCCTCAAAGAGGCCAAGGAATACATTCATCTCATTGTTTAGCAGTGGGATGACCTTGTTTTTGTAAATCCATTCCTTATAGCCATCGGTGCTGGTTTTATCCCCAATAAAGTGTGTGTCAAGTTCTTTAATCTCTTGATACCGTTCTTCCAAATGGCTCAATTGCTGTTCGTATTCTTGCATTTTTAGTTTATAGCCCTCGTGTTGTTCTTGGACTTGTTTAACATTAATGTATGACTGATATGCGGTTTCAAGGGTCTGAGTATGTTCGGTCAGAATGGGGTCAATTTCACGCAGTTTATGAATGGCATACTCAGATTCATATCTCTCAAAATTTTCTTTAATAGATTTTAACTTCTTCCATTCCTCTAGGTCGGTCTTGATGGTTTCAAATGTAGCTACATGCGCTTCCCAATCTTTTTGAATGCGTTGCTTCTCTAGTGACTTCTGGAATTGAAGTATCTTTTCTTCCAGAATGGTTTGTTCTTTGAGCCATTCTTGATAAAGGGCGAACTGGGTTTCGTGATGGGTCATTTCAGAGAGCACCTCTGTCCATTTCTGCAGCTCCTGTTGATAGGTATAGTTTGTCAGGGCGATATGGTATTGATTCCAATCATGATGGGCTTTCATAGCCGCGGCGGTGGAGAAGCGCTGGGCGACAGGCTCGTATTCGGTTGCCCATTCATTATAAGCAATCCATTGCTGATGCACGGATTCATAGAAGTCTTTCTCCATGAGATATTTTTCATAGAGGTTAATCTGCTGCTCACAGGTTTCCTTCTGCTTCTCCAGTTGCTTAATGGGCTTGTCCTCGGTCAATTTAGAAATATAGCTTTTCATGTTCTTGCAATAAGACATAAGGTCGCCGCGTGACGTTTCCAGGTCTTGTTTCTTTGCGTTAAATGGGTTGGTCTTACACGAATGGCATTCTGGGTTAAATGTAAGGTCTTGATAAAAGATGAGGTCTTTCTCCACATTGACTAGGTCTTTCTCATATTGGTCTAGCTCAGTCTGACGTGTCACAAGTTTTTCCAGCTTGTCTTGAATGAGCTTTAGCTTTTTCTGGATTTTTTGGTCGTTTTTCCATGTAAGGAATTCTTTGTTTTTCGCGCTCCAATCGGCATAATTCACCGTATGCGTGGGTTTAATCTGTTCGCGCTCTTTCAATTGGTCGTATATGGCCTTAATTTCATGGTATTCCTCTTCGTTAAAGGTGCCTGAAACATCTTTGAGAGGGGCGGGGCAAGGTGTGGATGGTGTGAGTGGTGCGGAGGCATTGTGATCGTGGGGCGTAGATGAGGTGGGGTGCGCGGCTTGCCATTGTTCGTATTTCTCTTTTGTGGTGCGAATCCATTCTTCGCTCACATCGCATATGGGCTTCATTTTCATGAATTTATGTTGCTTTTTTAGCCATTTCTCCAAGTGTTTATCGCTATCTTTATAAATGGGTGTGGTCTGATAGGTGTCCAATTGTTCTTTAATCACACGAATCTTTTCTTCCAGACGAATACTAGTTTCCAAACGGGAGGAAAGCTCTTCAAATCGGGTGGGGTTATAAGCGTAATCCATTTGGTCTTTGGCTTCGCGGTAGATATCCTCAATCTCCTCTGGCACGCGGGTATCTTTCCATTGTTTGGTGCGAATCTTGATCAGCCACTGTTCTTTCAATTGCGTATATTTCTCAACAAAATCCTTGGCCTGATGATAAGTGGTCCGCAGTTCTTCCAGATTTTCTTCAGAGGATGGTTGTTTGACCATTGTAGTAATGGTATCCATGGTAGATTTCAACTGGGTTTGAAGGTCGTGATGCGCTAGTAGCGATTCTTTAATCACTTTTCCATAAAGGGCCACGTTTTCTAGGCGCAGCGCGGTATCCAGAATGGCTTTTTGGTCGTCTTGTTTCATGTGAAAGAAATTGTTAAGGTCTGTCTGACAAATCATGGTGCTCATGAGAACGGACTCCATGGTGCCAATATGGGTATCAATCCAACGCTCCACCATGGTGTTTCCTTCGCAAATAATCGTCTTTTTATTGTTCTCTAGATCCACCAGTGAAATAGCGACATCCTTTTGCTTGATGAGATGGTCTTTCTCGTTTTTATCTTTACCGACCTGTGTGCCAAAGGAACGATGAATTTCATAGACATCGTCACGGTTTTTTAGGAGCAGCGTTACCGAAGGCACATGCTTTGAAGCTGGGCGGCGGTCGTGAATAATCTTATCGGTATATTTCTTACCTGTGACAAGGCGGCGCATTCGGGTGGGTTCGCCATAGAGGGCAATACAGAGAATATCCAGAAACGAGGATTTACCCATTGCGTTTTTTCCGTTGAGGAGGGCAATCTCATCTTGTATTTTCATAAAATCAAAAAAGTTGTTCTCCCCATAGCACATGAGGTAATTCCAGGACATGTTCATCAATTCTACGCGATTGGCTTTCTCAATGGTATCAATCCGATGCATGTTATATTCGTCAATTTGTTTCTGGATTTTATCATTGCGCTCTTGATATTTTTTTAGAAACTTATAATCGGCGGGAAGCTTTAGTAGCTCGGGGCTCATGATATATTGCGTATAGTCAATTTGGGCGACCTGTTTGAGATAATCAATCCATTTCGCGGGCGTATTTAGCTCTTCCAATGAGGTGGGTTGTAGATGGTCTTGGTCGGCGTCGCTACCGTCAGGGTTGAGGGTGAGCTGCTTTTCTGCTTCAATGGCCCAACGCTGGATTTTAGTAGGTTTAATTTGATATTTCTCTAGGATTTCCGTGCAATCCACTTCTTCAGTATTGGCAATACGAATAATAGGGGTTTTGGGAAACATAGGATCGGTTACAATGGTGGATAGCTCAAACCAGTCCTTTTTGTGAGAATGCACATACCATGTATCCAGCTGTTTCTTTAGGGTGCAAAAACCAAAGGGATTATATACCGGATGGAAGTGGGTTTGCTTCGTAGTTAGATCCCATTCCAGATAACCATGCTCTATAATGCGTTCCCCGAAATCTTGTTGAATCAGAGACCCTGGATAACCCCATTTGCAGTCGCCCGTGTGATGCACTTGTTGCTTATGAATATCTCCTAGCAATACATAATCGTATTCGGAAAACCATTCCAATGGGTAGCCATTAAAGTTTTTAAAACGTTCATAGACTTCTCTCGGTGCCACCGACCCATGAAAGAGGGCAATATGGTGGTCGGTGGGTGTGGTCACGGCATGTCGTAGCACATCTCTTGGGGGAAAGGGCTCCAGCGATTCATTCCGACCAAACGTATTATACGATTTCAAGGTATCGCGAATATCCACCAGGGCAAAGCCGAGATTGTTTAGCGTATAATGGCCGGTTTTATTCAGATAATAGAGCGGGTATTTCTTATTTGACAGCCGTGTATGGTAGAGTTCCAGCAGCGTTTCAATCATATCTGGAATCTCAGGGTCATCTTGGCGATAATCGTGGTTTCCGCAAATAACGAGCACGGGGGCAATATCCAACAGGTTTGTAAAGAGTTGATTGGCCAATTTAATGCCTGCGGGCTCTATCTTGCCTTTATGATGAAAGAGGTCACCTGTAATCAAGAAAACTGCTTTGGATAGGTCTGAATGTTCCCGAAGAGACTGAATTAGATGCTGAAAAACGACAGAATATTCTTTATAACGGGCGCGCTCTGGATCCCCTGTGCGAATGTGAATATCTGAGAAATGGATAATTTTATCATACTGAACCTCGTGATGCGGGTTTTCCAATACACGGGGCGCGTCCATCACCATCTATAGTTTAGTTATTACTATATATACTGCCAGTCTTAAGTAGATTTTGCCATACCAGAATAGGGTTTGTTATAGTGCTCACGGTATTGGTGTAGTATAGTGATTTCGTTTCTATGATATCGTTGCACCGTGCCATTGATATTTAAATCGCCCCAAGCAGTATTTTGTTCAATGGTGCCACCATAACGCCAACACAAATAAGATATGCAACAATCATTAAAATACCAGCTCTGTTCGGTAGGGCCATTGCGTTTGCTGAGCTCGCCATAGGCATAGATTTCGGCCTTCCAATCTTCGTTTTTGGCAATATCTTTAAAGAATTGGGTTTGCATAATGGTTCCGCCGCAGCCACTATACCAAATGCGATTTGTGTTGGCGGGAATGGCGGGGTTAAATTGTTTTAGATAGGTGGTTACTTTTTCGGGTAGGAGAGCATGGGGGTTATAAGCAAACATTTGACCCTTAATTTGGGCGATATCTACCTCGCGTAGGATAAGGACATCGTCTTCTAAAAGAATAAAATAATCTTCTTGAATTTGTTCAATGCCTGTAAAAAAACGTGTGATCCATTCTATCATGACTTCTATGTCGTCACTATTGTTTCCAGTTGTAATGTTCTTGGTATAGGGATGGTAGGTAGCTTGAAATAGTTGGGCAATTTCTGCGATTTCTCGGTGGCCGGCGTCATTGATAGCAATGAGAGATGCCAAAGGGTAAAAGTTGCGAAAGTTTTTTAGGACTTCATAGGTCGCTTTTAATTGGTTGTGGAAATATCCGATGGCTCCGAGCATTCGTATAAATGTTAAAATTTATGTTTTTATATGGTTTGGGTGTGGAGGCGCATGCACGGGTTTAAAGAGTCTCAAGCGACTCGGATGCAGATGTCTCTCTGGTGAGGAGGGCGATGTCTGTCACGATATTGGAGCTAATATCTCGGCGGCACATTAGGCAGCGCTGGGTGTGAATCATACCAGATTGGTGGTGGCTGCATGCTTTGACCAAACAGTCGGCATGGTATTTTGCGGCGCAGCAGGCCAGCTTGAAATGGTCTTTCTTGTCAAAGTTCTCATGGCAGATGATACATGTGCTTTCCGCGTCCTCGTCGGCATCTGTGATGCGCTTTAGGCTCTCGTATTGGATGGTAAAGCCTTTGGATTTGATTTTAATAACCCGATAGTTATCTACATTCGTGACGTTGGTGTTGCGTGGAACACGAGCGATTTTATTTATAATGTCGGACTGAATCCGTAGTAGCTGCCGCTGCAGCCGCATGGGGTCATTGAGGCGATATTTGTTGTGGCCAAAGGCTTGTGTTTGAGACAGTAGATGCTTTGATAGGCGAATGCCATGTTTGTCCTGGACGAGGCCATTACACTCAAAGTCTAGGTTGCCGAAGGGCGGGTCGTAGTGGGTATCATTCATAATCACCATAATATCCAGCATAATCGTGCGGGTGTGTTTTGAGAAAGTCCTCTGTAGAATGGCCATCTCATGGGCAAACTCCTTCTTGAAGAGCTTCATGATGGCAGGTGCCATGGAATAGGTCAGGACGTCC